GAAGACCAATTCTGGAACGGGTTCCCATAAGATTCAATTTTGTAGGTACGCTCTTATTATAGCAGCGGGGAACCTACCCGTATGCAAATATAACCAAATCGTCACATACTGTAACAATACGTGGTAACACGTATACGTATCAAATATCACACCCGTCCCACTTATATTAGTGGCACAAGGCATTATGCCAGAGCGTAAAGTTATGTTATAATGGTCGTTCGGATACCATCCACATTTGTGGAGGGATCTGTTCGTGTATATTATCTACCAGATAACCTCTGCCGCATCCAATTCTTCAACATATGCTTCACATGTCTCACCAGAGTGAAGGTTAAAGATTTTATCCCAGTTTATCTGCCTTGGTTCAAAGTCCTCATAGACTTCTAAGTCAAGCGTGATCCTAATGTGATTCTTTTCGTACATGGGATTGGGTGGCGAGATTACTCATATTATAGCATATGATATGAGATGGTGCAACACTCACGAGATGTGTGTGTATTTATACACAAGAACTCAAAGAATATGACAAAATGTGAATATGATATTGACATGATTATGCACACACGCTCGTCGAGATTTATGCATGATTTATGATGATGATGTGACACCTCATGATCTGGTCGAGATGATGTTGACATAACTCGTCGAGATGTGATATAATGATTGATTGTGCCTTCGCACGTCTCGTCGAGATTTCCTGACCTTTTATGTATTTTTTCTTTGCGATCCCTTGCTTTTTTCGAGGTCTCATGCTATAATGCGCTGCCTAAGATCACTAGGTATCAGAGGGTTAAAAAGGTACACAAGGGTAGTATCCTGAGAATGACTATCAATAAGCAAACAAAACACACTTTTATATTTAAAATACCATTTAAAATGTAAAATAAATGAATTATGGTAACAACGGATACCGTTTGAACTTAATCTGCCTTGCTATACTCTCCTGTAATTCCTCTAAACTTCGCAGGTCTATGTGTATAAGATCTATGCCTTTATTCCACCTACTTTGCAATGGTACTAACACTGTCAGTTCCCTCCATATCTCTCATGTGATTCATCTGCAATTGTTCTGGATTAGACCTATTATAAGTGCTATGTAAATCCCCTGTAAGAACATCAGACTTATTAGTGTTTTTCTCTTTAATACCTTCATTAGTTCCGTTAATTCCTATCCATGCAAATGCTACTGGTACTGCTATGATTAATACTCTTATCCAACCAGTAATTGCTAATATGATAAAGAGTTTAGTTTTGTTCTTCACTTGTTCTTTTTACGTGTGATTTTGATTACTTTAGGATAGTTATCTCCCTCTGGTAGAGTAAACTCAAATACACACTGATAACTCCACTCCTTCACTTCTGATTCTATCATCTTACCTTCTGCTGGAATGTATACAGGAACACTGGTTCCTTTTACTATTACATTAACCTTCCACATATCTTCTACAACTTCTTCTGGTTCACTGATCTTAGTCATCAGGTTACTATATCCCATGAAGTCTTCTATCCAACCATTATATACAGCAGGTTTATCAATCATTGTTGTTCCTACCCAATCAGTCATGGTAATGTTATCATGCATATACACACCCATCTTTGCAATGTGTTGTTCATTCAACCAACCAAACCACTTCTGCACAATCATCTTCTTATCAGTCATGTGCATCTCTTCATCACGTTCCTTGGGAATTCGATTTAAAGGATTGTCGATACCTGCTGTGTCAGGTTCATATTCATATGAGTTATCATTTGGTTCAAGTAAACCCTTCCTCTCTCTCTTTGCATGTTTAGCAGTATATTGTACTCCTCCTGCAAATGATGGTGCTGTAGTTCCGTCTAATGGTACACCACCAATACTCCCACCTTCCTGTGCAATCTCCTCTTCTGATGGAGTGAGTGATGGTAGTTCAGGTGTTTTAACTTCCTTAACTGCAAATCCTTGTGTATTATCTCTATTTTGATATTCGGTAATACTATCAATGGTAAAGTCTGCTGCTTCGTCAAAGGGTGTAATGGTTGGATTCTCCTCCAATACTCCTTTTGCATTGCGTGAGTATGGTTTTTTGTTAGTCATCTTTTGTATGCTTTGATTGATTCGATTAACCCATTATCATTTATATGAATTACATCCACTACTTCTAAACTTATGTCATCACCATGTACCCACTTTGATTGATAGTACTGACCAACTGCTTGTCCCTCAATTAATATCTCAACGGCAAACCAGTTCTTATCATTACTATAAAAATACACTGGTTTTATGCTAAGATGTTCTACACCATCCCAAATCTTCTGTATCTCATACACGACATTCTCCTTACCTTCTACATCAATGTTCCAATCAGTCAAGGATACATCCTCAGATAACATCTCTGATAATGCTTCCATATTCTGATTACTGAACTCTTTGAAGTACTGTAATACCTTGTCAATCATCATGATCTTCTACCTTTGTGAATGAACCATCGTAATTGTGTCCTTTGTGTGGCAACCATCCAGAGAATGTTGCTCGGTGTCCTTGTGTGCATATAGCACCACTCCAACTTACCGCAGTCAGTGTGCCACCACCATAACACGTCTTTGTTTTTATGAGATAATCCAACAAATAATCCCATTCATCTGGGTTTATCTTGTGTTCTATCTCAACCAGTGCAATGATTCTGTCCAAGTCTTCCTTAGACATCAGTCTCATTACCTCAGACTTCTCATACATCAATGAATGTCACTATTTGTCCCTTATTATACTCGCTTCTTATACCTTTTGCAAATTTTGTGTCGGGTCTTTAAGATATTATAGAGATTCCCCAAGCAACCATACAAAGGTATGTATAATCAGTGAGTATTTGACTCCTTCTCAATGTTATTCACATATACAAGGAAGTCTTCTTCCAACCATGTTGTGTCTGTGTTACCCTTTGCAACCCAGTCATGACTAAACTCATACACCTGCTTCATGTGTTCGTTCAGGTAACTCTGCAACTTCATAATGCACTCTTGTCTGATCTGCATCTCTGAAGCACTGTACTTCTCAGATTCCATCTCTATCACATGCTCCTCTTGATACCTTCCACTCATTGTAACCATCTCCTGCTGTGTCCTTACCTTCTGATAGACTGTCAAAAAAATCGCTTTCGCCCCTCGTCACCGCAGACTCGGAGGTTCTATCACCAATATCATCTAACTTATCTAAATCTTTACCAACCTTAGATTTTACTCTCTTGCGTAATCTCTTAGCAACCTCAGCAATTGATTCATTATTAGTATATGCTTCATCTAAGATATAGTCTGCTGTTCTACTACCTGTGTAAGATGGTAGACGTGAAGAACCTAATTGTTGTTCAATGCTATCCAATCTACGATTGATCTCATTTAATGTCTCTTCTAATTTGTATATGTCCACGATTAGACCTCCGTAGTACTGTGAGTTACTTCTGCACTATCTATGCCTTCTAAACGAGCAAGAATACGACCACATTGTCTATTGATCAATGAAGTGTTGTATTTGTTACCTAAATCGGTAAGTGCTTCTTCAATTAATTCAAATTGGTCTTGAGTTACAAGCATGATTCGCTCCAAATAATAAAATGATCAGTGAGTTACTGCTCCCAGTACATAGCATTAAACTCTGCTATGTGAAGATAGTCATCATCATGTAACCGTGTGATGTCATCTGGTTCATCAGTGATAAAGATGAACTCTTCACAGAAGTATTCAACAGCAATACCACCAAGTCGTTCACACGCTCGGAGCATATCACCTATCTCATGGTCTTCCATGTCACATTCATCAATGCAAAATGCAATATCACGTTCAAGTTGAGTTTGAGACATTGGATTACTCCGTGGAATAAAAAAACAGCAATGGTCAAGAGGTGCTTCACCTGACTACATTAGACTTACAGGACGTAATTTCCCTGCTGAACAGAGACAACCATAGATCCTTGCAATGGACAGGTACTAACTCATGCTGCGGTTAGTGTGAGAGGAACGTGGGGCACTGATCTGGGTTTCACCCATGTTGCCCAAATTTACCTACTGGGAATCGCTTACACCTGAACCCCCAAACTTAATCGGGGCAGTAGAACCACATCAGTTACCTCTGCGGCATCAACTGGAGGGGAAGTCAATTACCTTAACGTCATGTCTCCGCTTCTCACCAAAAATGGAATGTCGGAGTAGTTAAGAACCTCACTTATGTTGATGAACCTATTATATACTAAAAAACCACCCTGTTACAGGTGGTTTGTGCCAGTTATTCATCTGGTTGTTTCCAAGGTTTATCATGAGATAAATCTAACCATTTTGGTAAATGATCTTTTATCCATGTTATAATCCTCTTCATCAGTTATGAGAATCAAATTTAGATGGTACTGCTAATGGATCAAAATCTGGTTCAGTTTTAATCTCAATATTCTCAGGTACTTGTGGATCTACATTGTTTGATTCATCATAACTTACTGGATATGTTGTTGGTTCATTAGTTGAATAGTATCCATCAGGATTCTGTTCACTTGATGCGTAACCTGCAATCACTCCTGTTTGTGGAGGTGCAGTGTATGCTGCAACAACCTCTGGTACTTCTTGTACATCACTGTGACCATCAACATAAAATGCTCCACCAAGATCATGATCATAATATCCATAAGGATTTGCTTCACTTGATGCTATACTCACTTCAGCATAGTTTGTGGTATCTACATTATATGTTGCAGTTGGATATGCTGCGGTTGAACCTGCTGCAACACTGGTATCAACATGATATGGGTGATCAGGTGGATAAATGCTTGTATCAATATTCACTGTACCTGTCACTTCTGCTGTTGCATAATACTCAGGTGCATCAAATGCTGTTCCAGCGAACCCTGCAACCTCATCAATCCAGTGAATTGACTGTGCTGCTTGATCAGCATCAAACTGTGCTGCGTTCTGATCTTCTACTTTATCTACTAATGCTGCCTGTGCAACTCTTGCTGCTTCAGATGCTGCTAATGCTGCTTCCTGTGCAACTCTTGCTTCTTCTGCCTTGTGAGCGGCATGACCTTCTAAGATTGATCGTAAATCAACTAAGAATAATTCTGATGTTGCACCACCGTCGTTCAAGTATTCATGAACTACTTCGTTTAGTCTGCCTTTTCTGTTGTCTTCAAACATTGCTACTAATTGTTCCTCGTGCATTGGTGTTCTCACGGTACTTACGACCTATTATATATTATGACCGCACATTATACAACTTTGCACCTCTAAACCGTGAAGCAGTTACATTAAATGCTGATCCAGCATGTGCAATGATACCCTTAGAGTATGCCATCGCAACAAAATCAAGATATAATTTGATAAGATTCTCATCTAAATGATCATATCTAAGACTCAATGCACATTTAAACTGATCTAATACATCATCTTGAGTTATAATATTATAATCCTTTCTCCAATGTTTGAACATCACAGGATTAGCATCACTAGCAATATAAAAATGTGCTTTAGGATCTTTAAGTAATATTGCATCCATTTGCTTTTGATACATCTTATCCTTAATATATCTAAATCCCATTGAATTACTTAATAACTCTGAGTCATGTCTCTCCTTCTTATATAACTTCTTCGCTGCTACTGGCAATCCCTCCAAATCTTCATTCTTAAACCAAACACCATTCATTCTTCTTACATGAACAGTATAATACTTACCAAATGCTCTTTTGAATATTTTATCAAATTCTGAATATTTTAATTCTATTTTAGATATGGGATCTTTTATTGTATTCACCTTAATTGGCATTGGATCAGTGTTACGAGCAGGGAATAGTCCATTCTCATGTAACATCCATGAATTTATGATTATTCTATCATCTAATGTTCCATATACTTTATTTGTTGAGAATATCCTATGCAAATGCTCACGATTAAGATGTGTGTATGTATCTAAGTCATCAGGATCATCTACAAATGTAGTATTTGGAATATTAAAGAGTTCTGTCTCTGGGAATATTGATTTTCTAAATTGAATGTCATACTTATTCTTACACAAATGGTTTAATAACTGGCATTGTCTCCAGAATAGTATCTTCTGCCCAAATGCATAATCATTAGGTGTTAATCTAAATTGAACGTATTTACGGTCAGTATGTGCTGAAGGAACATTATCCCATTGAGGATATTCTTTAACACACATCATTGTCTGTTTATACATCCTCCACCTCTTGTGCTATTTGATATAATTCTTGTGTTGCTTTATATGTAAGGGTATCACACTCATCAACTACACACTTTAAAAATGTTGCTAGTGCCTTCGCACCTATTTGTTTTTTGTTTAATCTGGTTGTACGTGACAACTCAGTAATGGCAACCAGATAGGACGTTGCTAGTCTCTCTCCTCTCTCACTCATCGTCTTTACTCCTCAATTCAATAAGATAAATGTGTCAATCACTTGACTATGGTAAAACCACGTTGGTCTGGATTATCCAATCCTACCCAAGCATCATTTTTAAAATGACCAGCAATGGTTGCAGTTTGATCATGACCATTAAGATCCAATGCTATTGAATCATCTTGGTTACATCTAAATCCTGGTCGGCATGACTCTGGATCTTTGCAAACTTTTGCATCTTTGTCCTCATGTAGTCCTTGCATCCAATACTTAGGATACACTACCTTCTTACTATTTGACATCTCAACACCCCATAGACCATAGGTGCTGTTTGCCATTATATGATAGTCACACAAGTGCATCATACAATGGTCGAATGAATAGTTATACCAGTTATTTTTAATCTTTTTCTTACCATGTGGATTCATCTCACTGATAATATTAGCGACTGGTACTCCTGTCCTCTGTGATACTAACATCAATGCCATTTTGTAATAGAACCTACCCATGCCAGACTCATCAATAACCTCATCTATCATTTGAGTCCATTCACAGTTAACCATCTCATTATCATTACTTAGGTCAGTAATTAAAGTGAACCTATCATCCTGCCACTTAGGATTATTTAAGATATAATCCTTATCATTAGTAAAAATTAATACTGGTAACTCAGGTAACTCTTTAAGAGCATCAACATAGTAATCATCATCAATTAAGAACATGCCACTTTGTATATCACAGAAGTCACCTCTCCTAACATGCATAGAGATCAATGATGTATCACCAAAGTTCTTCTGCTTCCATGCTTTACACATGTCTTGGATGTCACCTCTATATGTAAAATCCTTCTTAAGTTCTGTTATCTGTGTTGTATCAATACTATTAATAGGTGTTGGATACCCAAACAAAGGTATGTCATCCTTAACCTTTGCTAATACATCCTCAAACTGTTCATCATCCAAAAATTCAATTAATTCACCAGCATCTATTGGATCTTTAGTATCTGCTGCTCCCACATTATCACTATTCTCAGTCTCCTCATCAATCTTTAATGTCTCAAATGTATTCTTCAGTGCGAGTAACTCAAACTTACCAACAGAATACTTGAACCCAGATCTATTACACAATGCTCTCATTAAAGCATAGCAAGACATCTGGTATCCTAATCCACTACCAGTCAGTTGATGTTCTTCGTTTAATCTAAGTGCCATCTTTAATACTTTTATTGACTATTTAGAAGTATATAATCCATTTACCATCACACTTAACACCATGTCCTTGCAAACTTATTCTTCTATCATTAAAATCAGCATTATATGCAGGTGCAATTTGATGAACCAGTTCACCAGTAAACCAGAATAACCTACCTGCTTCATATGGTATTACTGTTGGTTCACCATAGTCACCCCAACAACTATAATCTAATTCCTTCATGTGTTTAGTATATTCATTATCAACCTCATACTCCTTCATTGATTCATTCTCCCAAGTATTCAAACCACCACCATTTGTGGGAACCTGAATTGGTAGAGTGAATGACAATGTATTATCATAATCTACATCTTCAAATGAGTTATCCAATAAGAACTCATGCTTCTCATGTTGTAGATCCAAATGTATAGTAGCACTTGGTTGCTCCATATACATTTTAGTTGCCATCTTTGGTGTCTCATTAGGTTTAGTACCAAACACATGGAATCCTGGATGTGCTAATGGTTCCCATAATGCACATGGATCACCAAGTTCTTCACCTAACTTGAATAGTGTTGTGCCATACAAATAATCAAAATAATCCTTAAATACAGGATTTTGTTGCTTTGCATAGTCATAATAATATTCAAGATTTGATATACCATCAATGTATGTTGCTACACCCAGAGTATAAAAATCAACAGGATTCTCTTCACTAGCATCAAATCCGCCAGCATCAGAATAGATACCTCTCGGTATCCACCAGTCCTTCATTAGATCAACACGATTTATGGTATCATCTATACCACTCTGATCTAATATATCTAAGAATCCGCTTCTTTGCATTTTATATCGTATTCAATGACAATTTTTTTAGATGATCTACCAACTGAGTTTAATGTCTCATACTCACTAAACTCACCATTCATTATCTTTGCCATCTCCTTCCTATCCAAACCACATAAGAACTCTGCATTATTAATTGCTATCTTAACTGCATCAACACCAGTAGGATGTTCATCCTTTGTGAATCCGTTGAGGTCAGTCTTCTTAGCATTTTCTAATGCTGCATCAATATCTAAATGGAACTCATCACTCATGCAACCTCTTCCCAATGGGAATCGTTACCATTTTCTTCCATTACTTTTACTTTACGACTGACATGCTTTGGTTCTGCATTTACTGCTAACTGTGCAGTCACAGTATAATAACAATCAATTGCTCCACCACTACCAGACTGAACAACTATCTTCTTACCCCACTCTACTGCCTTAACAAATAGATCTTGGTGTACTCCAATAGGTGTCAACTGCACATTAATAGTTGCAGGATCAATAGTTCTCACTGCTTCAGGTGGTTTGTTACCTAACCAATCATCAGGTAGATCAATAGTAGTATTATTCTTTAGTCTTCCACTAAATGATACACCACCATTTGCTTCAAGGAATGTTAATGCACCAACTGCTTCATCATAGATGGCATACTTTGGTTTAGCGTTAGGGTCAGTCATGAGTTCTCCTCTTTTGCTTGCTTCAATGCTTCAACAATAATTTTTCTAAGTTGATTTGCTTTCTTCCTACCAAGTCCTGCTCTTGTGTCTATTTGAACCTTGATCCAATAGAGTACAATCAATACGATAAGGAACTGTATTCCCTCACCCCATGACATATTCCATGCTTCATTCAAATTAAGACTTGCTGCTGCTAACAGATTAGTCATCTAAATTCTCCAATTTTGTTTAATTTTGCGTCAACAGATTCAGGTGTTGCTTTAACACGATAGTCCACCTCATCCTCCTTACCTAGTCTGGTTATCATCTCTGATACCTGATCCCATAGGTTTTTGTATTCGATGTCCTTCATTTGCCTTTAATCCAATTAACAAGTAATGTCCAAAGAGACTTACGAGCACTGCCTTGAATCTCATCAAACATATACATGTTCAATTTGAACGCATAGTTTGCTTCAGATATTATAGCATCTATCTGTGACTGGTCAAGATCCATAGCATCTAAGGTAGCACGATAGTCATTCTTGTATGCTTTAGCATCCTCTATCTTATCAAAATCATAGAAGTGTAACCCTTCACCCTCTGGTAAATCAGTCATTGCCTTCTCTGCTATACCTTTGAGTATTTGTCCTCCTGATAGATCACCAATGTATCTGGTATAATGATGACCAACCAACAACAACTTATCCACCTCACGTATGCGGTTAACATACTCCTGACATGCAGGAGTTGGTTTTATGATTGATCTCCAATTTACACCATAATAATACCTGAGATCTCTCTCAAGTGAATTAGTCCTGTATAATACAGGATCATCAATCACTGCTACTATAGGGTTCTTACTAATCTCCTCCTCCATTGCTCTATAAACAAAGTAGAAGTTTGCTATGAGTTTACGATACTCTTCAGGATCAACCACACCTCTAAGGAATGATGCAACAAACTTAGTATTCTCTGCTGCTGAGTGTGACTTCTTAGTTCCTGTTTTTAATTCTGTTGATAGGGTCATAGGTCTAATTCTAATTGTGTATCTTTTCTAATTCGTGATTTAACAAACTTTAACTGATGCCAATTTGACTCATTACATAATAGTAAAGTATGTATCATCTTATGCTTCATTGGTTTACCACTGGTATATTCACATACCAACTTAGGTTTAACATCTATCTCAATGGTAATATATCTAGGATTTGTTCTGAATCCCTTCTTAACCACTGGTACATCACCTACAAAGTATACCCATCCTTGATGTGTTCCATATTCACCTTGATCCCAAATAACATAGTCGTCAACTTTGGGGAAGTAATTGTCATTCGGCATTATCCTCTTGTGTTAGATCGTTTATGAATAACCAGTTATCAGGACACTCTTCTTCATCCACAACAAACTCTCCATGTAATGCGTCTGCATCATCCAATCTATTACTTGATACCAACTCCATGCACGTTGTCATGAAGTATTCCTCCACATGCTCAATGCACTTTTCATGTCGTGCCTGTGCTATGATCTCATCCATGATGTCCCTCCTAACATATTATCTATGTCGTAAATGACGACACGATGCCAACGTCTTCAGTTTGATCAACTTTAAGACGTACTGCATTTTTAACTTTAGGTAATATATGACTTACATGGTCATCTTGATAACCATCGTTTAACTCTCTACACAGATCAAAACATTCTTGATCATTCTTTGCAACTACATTAATTACACCACCGTACTCTGACTGAGGGAATGGAACCCAATAGTCAACGATGTAAAGATACTTATCCATCTTAGGAATAAAAGAACATGAGTATTCTAAAGTAAAAAACCCTCTCCGTCAAGCGGAGAAGGTGTCATCATCATCAAGTTGATCTTCGTTGAATGATTCAAATACATCCTCGTTAAGATCATCTTCTTGGTCTTGGATGAGAAGTAGATCGTCGTTCATAGTGAATCCTTTTGGTATACATCTATTATACATGCACTAACCCACATGTACTACCATATTGGGACACTTCTTAATGTGTCTGTAATATTTGGGATTGCCTGTGAAGTGTGAATATAATATTAGTTCTCTCTTCCTAGCATCTATCTCATGTGGTTGGTTATCATAATCATCTCTGTTTATTACCTCACCTTTATATCTCATCTTACGATCTACACTTGTAAGACTACCACTAACCCATTGATGCACATGAGTCAACTCATGCATCATTGTTGTAATGTAGTTATGATTATTCATCCTTGCTTGCAAGGTGATCTTAAATTCTCTAGGTCTTCTGAATCCACCTGTAACATCACAGAATCCAAAAGAATCATCATGCACCAATCCACAATGATGAACATCTATCTCTATATTGTGCCTTGGCATATACTCAGCACAAAACCATTGAAGGATATCCTTACAAAGACGTTTGGAGTATCCATATCCTGATGTGCTGTAAAGGAGCATTAGAAGAACCTCATCTCAAGTGTGGTGATAGTTGCAAATGCAACACGTACTCCCCAGTGCATCATCCATATGAATGATGCTACAAAGAACAACTTCTCTTTAGCAGTCATGTCTTTGCTCATTGGCATAACTCCTCAAATCTCTGGTTTGTGATGTCTATTCTAACATCTTCTTCCAGATATGGGAACTCCTCTGTTACCTCATCGAATAGGTTTAAAAGAATCTCCTCATGATATAATGTACTCATTTTTTATTCTCCTTTTGTTCAAATAACCATACAAAGAACCATAGTATTCCAAAGACTAATGCAATTCCTACAATCCACTTCCAATACATGAATACAAGGAACGCACCAACCCAGAATAGCAATGAAGTAAAACCTTCTATTGCACCCATGTCAAAACCTCCACCATAACTGTCTGCTTCCTCAATGTTGATAGTTTGTTGAGAACCATATACTCTCTCAAACTGTTGACGAGCACCATTAACTGTTGCTGCTTCAACTTGAAGGTTTTGATAACCTCCTTTGGTTCCAAGATAACATTTTGCGTTCCAAGTTGCCATGATTAAAACTTTTTAGGGTGTGTAATTACATCACCATGTATCTCATCTATATTAGCATGATCAATAGCATCAATGTGATCCAAATGATCTATATGCTCAATATGACCATGATCAATGGTAATGTGGATAGATCTCTCTTCAATAAGAGTAGCAATCTTCTCAAGACTACTAGCAATTCTATCTAATGATTCACTCATGCTGCATAAACCTCCCATTGTGATTTGTCTACTGATTCCCTGCAACACTGACATGTGAGTGCAGACCAACTAAAGTGATATACTTTAGCAGTTTGAGAGCATTTAGGACAAGTGATCCATTTACCATCTTGTCCTGCTCTTGTGTAACGATTTACATTACTCATGCTTAAGATTACCCTCCTCATCATACCATTCATCTGTCACATTCTCAAGTTCAACAGATTCTTTGATCTTATTGTATTCTGCTGTTGTGAATGGTGGTTTAAGATTGTTAGTCCAGTCTGGTTCATCAGCAGGATTGTCATAGTACCTTGCAGGTACTATATTCTCAAGTACTTCAAAGATGTCATCAACTTCATTACAAAGTGCTTCATCATCATTGCCTTGAACATATCCTTCAAGGACATAGAGAATAGTACTGATTTGACCCTCAGTGAGAGGACAGTTGAATGTTTGTGGTTTGAAGAGTTTCTTAGGCATGAGGATCGTATTTGCGAAGGATGTAAAGTGCGAGGGCAACACCAATTGATGATGAACCGAGAATGATTAGTAATAGAGGCATGATTATCTCATATAAAGGTATCCACCTGCCCAATCCGCTCTGTTATAACATGCTTGACGCTCTTGAATGATGCGTAAGTCATATCTAACATGCTTTGCAGGTGCTCTCCAAGATGCTGCTTTATAAACTTCACCAGTGTTTTTGTCAACAAATGCATGAACGCCACCACTATCATAACAGTTATCTCTATCGTTCCAGTCTTCTTGAACGATTTTGATATACTTCTTACCAACAGTGTAGGAGAACTTCATTCCCTTCCAAGTACCTTCCTTGATTTGCTCAAGTCTAGTATTACCATATACACTAGGTTGATGAAGACAACCTCTCATAGTATAAGTTTTGTAGTCTTCTTCAAGTGCTGTACATAAATCATTAGTCCATTCAAGAACTCTCTCTTGAATAGTTTTATTCTTTACATCTTCGTACTTGTCGTAAGATGGAGAATCAAATTTAACTGGTGTTAAAGTCATAAGTCAGTTCCCTTGAGTACCTCCTTATTATACATGCAAATACAATCCTAGTACATACAGAGTGTGCAGATTGTTATAGTGGCATATTGTTCTTCGGATCTGGATTAAGGTAGAATCCTCTCCAATCAGCAAGTTTTAAACATTCATTGAGATCCCATGTTACCTTCTTATTTGCTGCTGTCTGTGACCGTGGTTTATATACTACACCATCAGTCATCCCTACAAAACAATGAGTCTTACAGTCGTCATCATCAGTCAACTGCAAGACTCTATAATATTTTCTATTGTTATCATCAATAACAAATGATCCTATGTTATAATTATTATCTAATTCTCTCTTCTTAAACTTCTTCTTAACAGGATCTTCTTCTTTATCTGCAATATATGTTTGCTCTGCAAAATAATTCTCTGTCAGTTTAATACAGAGAAGTCCTGTCTTTAATAGAACTTCATCTGGTTGATACTGCCTTGCTGACAACCTAGCAGCATAATCTACCTTAATATCATCTAACGTCTTAATTCCTTCTTCATACAACCGAAGTAGATCATCATCCATTCACGTTACCAAATGCTATATTATATAGTCGTGTCTTTATGTATTTTTTTCATTACCTTTTTATACATATCAAACTCAACTCCTTTATGCTTCAAGACAATTAGTTTTGTAACTGTCATCTCTTTATCATAAAAGAGGATTGGTTCGTCATCCAGACAATGTTGTAAGTCACCACTCATTATATACTTACCAAGTGTGAGATCTTTTCTTTACATACAAACTTACCTTCCATATCATAGATGAGTTTGTAGTTGGTTGTGTTAACATAATGACCCTTCAGTTCATTACCATCACAATGCCATCCATATCCTCTTACTCGTTCCTCAATGCCATCAATGCGGAACTTCTTATCTCCCTTAAGATAAGATTCATAGGTTTGGTCTAGGGCGATCATTGTTTTAGTCCTCGGTGTCTGGGTTGAAGAATGAACCATATGAACCACTCGATCCTTGTTCACGGTTCTCTAATGCGTCCAATATACCATCAGCACTCTGTATTGTATCAATGGATGAGATCATCTTTGAGATCTCTCTACAAATCATAGGTCGCTCATTACGAGCAGCAAATGCTAAAGCATTACGAAGATTAGACTCTGCTTCTAAAAGAGACTCGATCACCTGTTCAGAAAGTGCCATACGATACAAAAGTGTTGGTTTAAACACATATTATACTGTATATATCACAATTGTCAACTCTTAACGATTGCTTTATATTATGTGAACCAAGTTATGATACTATATCTAGTATTATCAAGGACTGGCATGATCTCATGGGGGTACATAAAGTTGGCAGGGAAGATCACTGCTGAACCCTTAGATGGTTTAATAATATGCTCCCGATTAAAAAATGCAAACTCTCCACCAGTATAATCATCAGTCAACATCAATGACATTGCTACTGTCCTTGGACTCTTTGCATAGTTATCTGTATGAATGGTATAGAATCCTCCTGCATGATATCTCAAGAGATCATATCCACTATCAGTAGTAATAGTACACATAGGGAACTCTTCAATATATTTTTGTGCCGCAGCACCTGCTTTACTAAAAACTATGTTGTCTATCTCCTTCCTCCTATCATAATTCTTGTTGACTATATCATTGGTTGATATATGTACTATCTCACAATTCCTAACATGATTCTTCTCTACACCATCACCAACCTTTGCTTGATACCAGTCACTACAATCCTTATACTCTGCTAATATCTTATTACACTCTTCCTCGGTTAGTATATTATCATACACTCGGATATACTCGTCGAGACTATTCTTGCTCTTTGGTTCATTAAATGAATCATCAATAATAACATTTGCTGGTTCAATCTTTGGTTTTATTGGATCATTCACAACCTTACGTTCCTTATTAAAATAGAATGTAGCATACTGACCTCTACTCCTTACATAGTGCATGAACACCTGAGTACATATGTTACCATTAAACTCTTCTCTCCAGTGTGGTGCAGTCATACCAAAATATATCATGGCATCACCTGGATTTAATTCAACCTCTCTCTTCTCACCTTTGGGTGTCTGTATCCATATTGACCAAGGGACATCACACTCAAGGTTAACAGTTAAAGAGATCTCACACTCTTCTTTATCAACATGAGGTGTTAATACAGCACCCTTCTCATATATCCTTGCGTAAGTATAAGTTGGTAGCACAGTCTCACCAACCAGTTGAGATACCTGCACATTCTTCTCACATAATAACTCTACGAATGAGATATAATCATACTTACCAAGACATTTATCAACTTGAGCATCATTCTTGATATCAAAATTGTTAGCATAATCTTTAAAGTCACATGCCAGTGACTCTGCTCTCTCACTCGATATAAAGTTAGGAACAATTAGATAGTTATTTTCAATGAACTTCTCATTCATACATCTAACTTTCTAACTCTAAATGCCAATGCTTTACGCTCACCTTTATCCGTATGGACTACTGGTTGACCGTGGTCATCTAGACTTATATCTGTGATAGTAGTTCTGACGTTTCTAAACTTACCAACGTCAATCTTATCACCTATTTTTAATTCAATGGTAAAAGAATCCATAATCATCTCCGCACTATGGCAGGTACATCGCCATCATCATCTGAGTCATCATCATCTTCCCATCCATCCTCGTTAAGTTCTTCAATACGATCCTGTAAGGATTGTGTGAGATCATCACGAGTCTCAGGAGTAGGGAAGTTTACAACCAGTAATTCTTCATCCGTCTCAATCTCTGCTACTTCTGGATGATTACTCGAACTTAATGGGTTCGGGTGATTAATATCCTGATCGTTGACATAGACCTTAATCGGTTTGTTAATGTCTGATAGATTCTTCCACATTAGAGCAAATGCTGCACCCGCTAATGCGAATGAAGCAAGTCCAAATAGGGCGACTCCTATAACAGTCATTCTGGTTTTTTCTTGTTAACTCTTTTGATCAGTTTAGCATACTGAACATCCTCCTGAGTATACCATGAAGGATTCTTCTTTGCAACTTTGATCAATTTTTTAGCAATTTTCCTACATTGTTTCTTCTCTCTTGCATCCTGACATTCGTAATCCGTCAAAACTTTACCCTCTGTTAACATTAGTTGTTGTCACTCACCTTCGCATCTTCTGTATCATCCTCAGCAATGAGATTCTCAATCTCTTTAACCACTGGTTGTGGTTCATTTTCATCCTCAAACATCATCTCTAAATTAAATTCATCGTCAAGTGTGCTAAGATCAAAGTTCTTAAAGAAGTCATCTCCTTGTGCTGTTGGTTGTTCTGTTATTTCTACCTCACCAGTAACTTCTGGAGATGTGACAACATTCTCGAAGTACTTATCATCAATAGAATCATCAAACAATGACTCATCAACCTCTCCATCAAATAGTGTCACCTGCGAATCAGCAGGGACAGTCTCAAACATTTCCTGACTCTCTTGTGCTATCTCTTCAGCAGCATCTTGATTCTCAAAAAATGTATTGTGATCTTCCTGTTGCACCTTTTGAATACGTTCTATCTGTAGTTCATGATCCTTCATCAAGAACTCCATTTGTTGCTTATGTTCCTTCTCATGCATCTCAGTAGTTGACCATACTCTCTGCATCTGCATGTCATGATCCTTCTCTAATCCAACCACATATTCATCATGATTCTTCTGCATAGTATCCATCTGCAACTCAAGTTCTGCCATTGCTTCTTCCCAAGATACCGTCTTCTTCCTTTCTTCCTCTTCTCTTCTCTTCTTCTCATCTAATTGTCTACTAAGTTCGGAACGATAATGTTCAACATACTTATGTATTTCTTTTAATGTGATAGGAGTATTTGGAATAGGACTATCATACTCTACCCATCCATCTCCATCTTCAGTACCATTATCCTTCCATTGTATTGCCCATAGATGTTCAATATCAGTAAAAGGCCAATTCTCTACAGTAAAGAATATACCAGTGCCATCAAGTTTAATATAACGATCCTGTTCAATCAGTGTAAATTGCTTCATTTTGAACCTCCAAGTTTATGAGTATGGTCATTGTCATCATCCTTTGCATCTACCTCAGTAGCATTGATGATTTTTCTTTCTTGCATCATCTGTGCAGCAGCAGATAATACATTAATGTTAGTTTCATTTGCCTTCACCATCTCATTCCTAAATGACTCAACAGCAGCACCAGTACCTCTAGATTGCTGAGAGTTCTCTATTAATAACATAGGTAACCATGTAACAGCACAACCCCACTCATCAACTGCTTCTCCTGTTTGTGGATTAGCACCTCTAATTTGTGTGTACCATGAACAACCAAGTTTTTTACACTTGTCTTGTATCAATGGACAAAAATCTTCTGGTTCTAACTGTGCCATACTAAATCTAAGTCAAGTTATTTAGTTAAATTAATCCAATTTACACATTATAACATCGACATATTGAACTGCCAAGTTTACCTGTGCTGTATACGTTCCTGTGATATTTACTGTTCCACTAAAGGGATGGTCATGTGGACCTCCACCTGCTCCTTCATTTACTCCACCAGTATTAGTTGATCCATCAATCACTCTAGCACCAGTATTACTAAATGGTGTAGCAGCAGAACCACCAGTAGGTCCCAATGTATGAACATGTTGGTGTTCTGGTAACTGTGCTACTGTCAGAGTATGGTCACCAATTACCTTTGGTGTACCGCCTGGTGGTACAATAGTCCTTGTCTCATTAACTGTTATATCAATGTCCTTCACAGAAGATAATGTTGAAGTAAAATTCAAAATACCTGAGGATACTCCTCCACCTGTTCCAGTAACAACTCTCAACATCTTATTATTAACACTTGCGTCTGTTACCTGTGTCCATCCAGTAGGTGCAGATGGTTCCCAGAACATCTTCTGTGTGTTGGCAGGATACATCCAATAATATGAATTAATGGAGTTATTAGCATCTGCTAAATCAAATTGTATCCCATTCGCAGTTAATCTTGCCATGTCAACTAAATGTACAAACTAATACATCAACATACTGGAGTCGTAAGTCAATCTGTCCTGCTCCATTGGCAGAGAATGATGCTTGTCCACTGAACGGGTGATCATGTGGTTGTCCTATCTGTCCACTTGGAGATACAACATTACCAGTAGGAGCACTACCAGTAACCCTGAAGTTACTACCACCACCAGAAGCAGAAGCAGCACCACCAGTTAATGAATTGTGTGTATGATCTGGTATCTGGGATATTGCCAGAGTAGTACCACCAACATTACCTGTTACAGTTGTAGTAGCACTAAATGGAACATTCAAAGATGATGTAGCATTTGGGAATACCTGAGTGAATGTTAATCCACCTGCCCCAGAAGTACCACCAAATCCAAATCCACCACCAGTACCATTAACAAGTCGTAATGCCTTATCATTATGAGAATTCTCTTTAACCCATCCAGTCGGAGCTGCTGCTTGGAAGAAAACCATAGCAGCACCCTGCTCAACAACAGCGTATTTTGAATTTAATGATGTAGTATCACTAAAAGTGACACCCGTCGCTGTAAGAATTGCCGACATTGTATAATGTTATTCCTTTATTCTTTATTTAGCACCTTTGTAGATCCGTCATTTATCCAGAACCCATCATCTGTTAACTCCCATCCATCATCCTTCATTGCTTTCCAACTACCATATCTTTCCATTGCTTCCTCAGTTAGATTCATCTTAATCCAAGCAGGCCAAAGTTCCTCTTCAACTTGAGGCATTTGCAATTGTTGTCTACGATCCATTGCATATTCACGATACATCTCTTGAGTCCACCCATCATTATAAGGTGACTGTGCTTGTACCTCAGCATCCATCAACTTATAATCAAACAGTAGTTCTCTCTCTTTATCTGGAGTGTCAGTGTCCCTAACATAGACAGTCTTGCCACCATCAGGAGATTCATAAATCTTAGACATTTAAACTTGCCTCAGCATAATCACGATTGAATAGATCAAGACCTTCCCTAGTTAGTACACTCTTGTACATATTATCAAAGGTCTTTGGTGGTAATGTAAGAACATGAGCACCATATAATAAGCAACGTGATGCTTGATGTGCTTCTCTAATAGATGCTGCTAAGATCTTAGTCTCCATCTTATGTTCCTTCTGAACACCACAGATTGCTTTGATTAACTCAACACCACTAAAACTATTGTCATTAAGTCTACCTACAAATGGTGAGAGGTATGTAGCACCTGCCTTCATTGCTAAACATGCTTGAGCAACAGAGAATACAAGTGTTACATTGGTTGGAATACCATTATCACTCAATCTCTTACATGCTTTAAGTCCCTCAACTGTACATGGAACTTTAATAGTAACAGCAGGTGAGATTGGGTAGTAAGTCTCTGCTTGTGCTATCATCTCATCAGCAGTCTCAGCGACTACCTCAGCAGATATACTCTCCATAGCAGGATATCTTTGTGCAATCTCTTTGATTACATCTTGTTGAGTACGACCTGACTTAAGTATTAAGGTAGGGTTTGTTGTTACCCCATCAATAAGTCCTGTATCATAACGTGACTCAATCTCTTCTATGTTTGCGGTGTCTAAAAAGAATCTCATTTGTTTTTTTGATGTTGTGGTAAGTATAGTACATTACCTGAAATTGTCACTCTTCCAGCATCATTTGATCTGGGAACCTCATGATAAGAGTGACCCTTGAATATTGTCAACCTACCATTCTTAGGTTCTACTGGTTGACCTTCTATTACTAAAGGAGAACAACCATCTGGTTGATCAACGTAATAGGCAAACGCTAATGCATGAGGATAATGAGAATGTTTAATAAGATTCTCATTAGGGTTGAACATCAAACCCCAACACATATCAATTTTAAAATCACCCTCAGTAGGATCTGGTGATGATGATTTAGTCTGAGTAAGGAATCTTTTAAAAACCTCTGGTATAAGAGATTCTATCCATGTCAACCAATCATTCACCTCTGATATATGTCTAGACCTTAGTATAGCATAATCATCTGTCTTCCTTGTTCCACCTGATACAAATCCTCCAAAAGGATCAATAGAATCCGCAATTACTTTATTTAAAACTCTATTGACTCTTTGATAATCTGGATAATCAAAACATTGAAATAGTAATTCATCTATCTCATTGTTTGAATCATACATGGGGAGGTGTGTAAAATTAGGAGTAGTCATCCTCTGGATCACAATGGATAAAACCTACGATTTTGGATTTACTATCACGATTCCTATAACCAATGTCAGCAACGACATCCATTACATTAAGGATATCCTTAACAGGTGTTCCCTCTGGTAATCTGGTCATAACAAAATCAAATGCAGGGAAGAATTCATCCGCAGCATCCGTAAGTTCTTCCATATTTAGAGGTACTTTATCCATTGTCAGTTTTAGGTGTGTTATTATGAAGATTTTCTAGTGCTTTGAGAACTTCTGGAGTCTCTTCCCATTCCCATACATTTGTATGCTTAGGGTTCTTCTTCTCTTGTGTGAAGGTTCGTTTTGCCATAGATTGTTTTCTACTAATATAGATTATATCATAATACTAATTGTCCAGCAACATAATCCGCTACGTTGTTATAAGTCTCACACCCAGCATGTGCCATGTCTCTACCATAATCCACTTGTGGTATGTACTCTGCACCTATCTGGTTATCCCTAAAGAGAGTAAAGTCAGCATATGGTGTATCATGACATAACTGTTGAGCAATCTGTCTACACAAATGAGAAGTTATCTCACCATGACTCTTATTATATCTCCATGCTAATCCCATACCAGCATCATCCTCTAACCAATTACCACAATGAGTTACTTCATCAGAATAGTATGGTGCTCTACCAGATCCAGACCATCCAATCACAACACCCTTGGGTTTATACTGTGCCAATAGACATGAGAGATTATGTATTGTAAATGTTGGTGAAGATCCAGGTACACCCATGTTAATTACAGGGTGACCTATCATATCCTCTAATTGATGTGATATTGTCTCATCCTCAGCAACACCAACACCATACACATAAGAACAACCTAACAAAATTATAGAATTTTTCCAATGAATATCAGTCCATTCCTTTGTACGATAACCATCAGAGTTAACATGATATTCTATCCTCTTGGTTGCATACTTCCATTCAGGTGTATAGTTCTTCTTAGCACGTTCTTTAGTGTCTTGATCAAACCAATCAACAGTATCAGGTCTGTCCTGAATACTAAAGAACTTTATAAATGGATGCTTAAGTTTAAAGAGATTATACTCTCTCGTGTAGTCTCTCATAATAAGTTACAGGTAATGTTGGATCTGGTTTAGTATATACATCACGATTAGCAGGACACATTGAACAAAATGATTCATCTTCTCTATTTAAAAACTCTTCAAGTTCTTCATCAGTACAGTCCACATCTAATGATTGATACTTTAAGTATGGATTCCACTTATCAGATAAATTATACTTCTCTGCTTGCATTGGTAAGTATGCTAATGCTGGACATTTCCACAGTTTACCCTCATGCAACTGCATGGCATACTTTGATATGCATACCTCCCAACTCTTCCTAGAATTATTATCCTCGTATGGCATCATTCTATCACCAAATCCTTTATATTGTCTAACCCACTCCTTATTGGTGAAGTCCCAGAACTCTACCCACACACCAAGATCATGCTTCCACTTCTTAGCAAGTTTGTACCCACGCTTAAACTTCTTAATATAATTTGGATGCTCTGTACTATGAATTGATACCGCTAGAGTAGCACCAGTTGCTACAAGCATCTGTGGTAATCTAGGTTGTAAATGTAATCCAGTTGCATTAGTTATTACATCTATACCAGTGGAAGGGTCAGGGAACATTGCCCTAACCATATAAACAATATCAGGTAGATTTTTATTTAATGTTGGTTCTCCACCAAGTATAGTAAATGTCTTTGGTTTTATTCTTCTACTCCATCCATATAACCATTCCTCACAATCATCCAAAGATAGATTACCACTATGACCATGATTGGAATAGTGTGAACATCCCTCACAAGTAAAATTACATGCATGTGTAACATGCAATTCTAACTGCTCAATGTCAATCATTTATGGTCTATCATGTAATCATGACTCACATAATTAAAATTAATTACTAGTCTACGATCTGTTTTTGTACATGTTGTTCCAGTATGCCTAGTTCCACATGGAAACATACAAAATCTATTTGCTACACTCTCACACTTTGTACCATCTTCAAATTTAGTATATCCATCAGTAGTATTAATAGAATATATTGCTGTAGTCAATGTATGTGGAAAATCACAATGATACCCATCTTCAAATACCATTAATTCCTCTGTTCTCATCATACAATTTGCTTTGATTCTAGCAATAGAAGACATATTTGCTCTCATGATAAGAGGTTTTAGTAACTCATATGCTTTTGGAACTCTCACCTCAAACATTGAATGTATAAATGATGCAAAATGCCAGTGTCCATCACCTATCTGTGCGATTCCATCCACAAAATTCCAATTACAAGAACCCTCAATAGTTCCATCATCCATCTCACCCATAAAATATGCACGAATTTGTTCATGCTCCTCAGGTTTCAAATAATTATCAATTACTTTAATCATTTATGTACTCCGTTTCTCTCAACATATCTAATGCTTCATTGTAAGTTGTATCAAGTAACTGCATGCAAATTGCTGTTCTCCTTATTGGTCCTCTCTCTGAAGGTATGAGTGCATGTGGATGAGATACATTCAATAAGTATGCATCACCCTCATGTGCCATAAACCTACAAGACTTCTTTAGATACTTATCATGGAATATAGCACCATCAGTTTGATTCTTAATCTGAACAGTCTCAACATCATCTCTAGGATGATAGAATTGAGTAAACATCCTATCAGTTCTGATATAGAAGTTTATGATTGCTTCAATACCACTATCAGTATGTGCAGGTATCTTATGATTTACTTCCATTAAAGAAAATGTACACCTATCTCTATATCTTGAAGGAATTACCTGTAATAAATGATCCTCTTTAAGTCTTACATATGAATACTTTATCCCAGCAAATCCTATTGGTGTGTCAATACCATACTCTATCTTCTTACCAGTTTTGGTAAGTGAATCTACTGTAAATGTCTCATTCAATTGTTTAAACATTTTCTTCTGGGAATACGTCGTGGTTTTGGAATCCAAGATCAATTAAGATCTCTTCTATAGTACCAGATATAACATCCTTATAATGTTGATCATCTCTAAGTTTGTTGTACTTTGCTGCTTCATTTATAGTCTCCATAATATCTGGTCTGGTTTTCAACCAATCCAACTCATCACCAGTTAATTTAGATATGTCTCTATCCTTAATCTTATTAAGAACATTTATCTGTAATATCCTTTCAAAACTACTGGGCATTTCTCTTTTTATAGTATTCTAACTTAAGTGGACTAACAAAGTCAACAACTATAACACACCTATAATAGTTTTGAGCAATTACTGGTTCTGGGTTAACTGGTTGATGATTAATATATGAATGATGTATCAACAGAGAATTCTCATCACCTGGAATTATTATCTCTCTATCATCATTCTCTATTAAGGTTCCATATATCCTAGATGGATTCTTAAGATAATATATCATCCCAAGATCGAAGAACTCATGCTTATGAGTATTTCCGTAATTTATGTATAACTGACCATCATATAACTTCTGTGTTACTCCCTTCATTCTCTTTGCCCAACACGAAGCAACATGGAGTTTCTTTATACTCTCATCACCTACTAATTCTGAATATGAATACAAATGCTTCTTAATTAATTTGAAGAAGTACCTCCATGATTGCATATGCATTAACTTCCTATTTACCAGATAGTTAGTAACTTCGGTACATCTATCCCACTTATCCTCATGCTGATCTAATTCGTGCTCAACCTCCTTTATTAAGTTATTCCTATCATAAGAACTTAATAAATTATATGCTCTATAAATCTTCTTATCACAAAAGTCAAAGTGCTCTACAGATCTAGGATCATCATGTAATAGTGGTTCCCAATCAGGTTTCATATTTTCTCTTCCAATAGGAGACTGGTAACAATGGATCTTCTGGTTTAAACTTCTCCACATTAGCAGGACACATGTTACAATATATCTCTGACTTACGCAAGAAGAACTTCCTAATATCTTCTCTTGTAGCAGATTTATCAAGTGGCATATATTTTAAATATAAATCCCATTTATCTGATAAATTATACTTCTCTGCCTGTAACGGTAGATATGTTAAACCAGGACATTTCCATAGTTTACCTTGATATAATTGAACACACAACTTTGACACACAATTCTTCCAACTGGATACTGGATCTCCATCCTCATAAGGTTCCATCTTATCACCAAATCCTTTATACTGTCTTTGCCAATGAACAATAGATGGTCTTAACTCTACCCTAACACCTTTCTTAATCCAATCCTGCATCAATTTGTATACAGGTTTAAACTTATCAACATACACAGGATCAGTTTGACTATGAACAGATACACCGATAACTGTTCCTGTCTCTATCAATTGCTTCCATAAGTCTGGATGTTTATGTAAAAAGAATCCATTACTAACAATTTCAATATCTGTGTGAGCAAACTTCTCTCTAGCAAGCATCACAAAATCACCTAACTTGGGATGAAGTGAAGGTTCACCACCCATTAAGGTAAATCTCTTAGGTATAACTTTTGTATTCCAATTACTCATCCATTCATCAGCTTCTTCTAATGATACATTACCACTATGACCCTGATTCATATAATGGGTACACCCCTCACATGTTAAATTACAAGAATGAGTGACATGTAATTGGAACTCATGAGGAACTTTAAGCATATTAGTTAATGTTCATCGAGAGTATTAATCTATCAATGTCAGATGTATTAGGTGGAACATAATGTTGTAAACTAGTCGGGAAAACAATTAAAGTTCCTTCTTCCACATCTGTTGGTATATATTCAAGTACATTACCATCTATATTATTTAAAAATGGAGCAACAAAGGTAGTGGGTTTATGATGTTCTGGATCAAACTTAATAAACAGAACAGAACTGAATCCACCAAATCCATGATTATGAACTGAATGTGCATGTGCCTTATTATATCTTTGGAACCATGCAGAATTTATTCTAATTTGTTTGTCTATACCAAATTGATTCTTGACATTAATCAGATCATCCATCAATATTGCTTCTAATAGAAAATGATACTGTCGATTAGTACCATAATCACTCATCTGCTCACCTTCTACCATATTATCTTTATGTCTATCATGTATCTTTAATATTGCTTCTCTCTTAGTATCCCAGTCTGATATCTTACCTTTAGAAAAAGGTATAGCAAACTTCTTTAAATATGGACCACTATAATCATCAGTTAACATGACATTTCATTCAAATAGTTTATCACACTCTTCCTTGCTCTCTTTAACTCCAGCATATCTATTCCCTCCGCTTCTGCCTTGGAGCGAAGTTTACCAGTGATCTCTTCACTTAAAATAAAATCAAGTATTAATTGAGATGCTTTAGACATTATAAAAAGTATACTTTAAAAATAGTTCTTCACCCATTTTAATTGGTTTAATGGTCTTCATAAAATACTTATCATTCTCTAACCATTTTACACAGTTGGGAGTATCACTATGATTTATAAAACCACCCAAAGGTGTTCTAAAGATCACATCATTAATAATTAAATGACTCATACCAAGTGCAAAATCTGCTGGTATATCCATCTTAGCAAAAAGACCTTGACCTGCTACAGGACTATCTTTAACATGCAAAACTGGTGGGAGAGCTATGTACATTATTTCTTCTTGTTATCATTTAATAATGATATGAGTACCCATAACCATATTAATCCTACTAGTAATGTAAGTAATTCAAATATTTGGGTGGGAATCATTATCCTTTCCTTAATTCGTAAACATATTCTAATACCCTTTGCCTAACATCCATCAACTCATTAAAACATTTTTGATTATGAGCACATGCTCTTAAGGAGGTGTCAGGTTTATGTATTGATTCTATATAAAGATCTAAAGCACGTTGGTACTTTTCATCTCTAGATTCATCATCAACGATTGAGTTTTGATCCTTCATAATTTTAATTTAAGTCCACCGACAAGGATTTGTTTAGAGTCAGAAAATCTAGCAGAATGTTCAGTGTCGGCACTAAACACTAGAATTTTATTCTTCTCAGGTGCAATATGATGCTCAGAATCTTCGTAATGTAAAACTGTTGCACCATCCTTACATGTGTTAAGGTATAGTATAAAACTATAATCCTCATTATGTTCATGACTATGGCGAGACATATACCCACCAGCATCATAACTTATCATATGTAGGTAATGATAACTCAACCTCTTGTTGGTTACCGCTTCAACTATGTCTTTTAAATACGCAATGTATTCATCAAACATAGGATCTTTTACCACACCTAGAATGTTAGTAGTTGCGAAACAATCTTCTGAGAGAGAACTATGTGTCTCATCCCTATGAAAATCACTCCTCATTACAAAATACTTTAACCATTTGATAAAATACTCTGTAATATTCCTCTCACATTCTAGTACAATATGCATCAGAGATCAAGTGCTGCTTTATACTCCTCATCATCAAAAACTGATTTATACTGTTTAATGAGTGTATCTCTCATATCATGATATGGTGTGATATCAGTATCCAATTCATCACCAAGATTAAATGAATCTACCTGCTGAATTGCTTTATGTGCAGCAGATATCATAATGATTAATCCCATCCGATCAACTGTGATTTGAACTAATGTATCTTTAGGCAAATTTGCCGTTAGATTCATTACACCTTCTACTTCTTCAGTCATGATACAATTCTCCAATCATGGTCTCCATTTTTATTTAACCAAAAGTAATGGTCTTTATTTAGAGACTCTAAGTAATACTGTTCATCGTTAACTTCTTTTACTCTACATGAATGGAATTTATCCATTTTATGTTCAAAATCATACTTTGCTTCATCACTCGTAGGAGAGACACAAATGAACTTGGTTTTGGTTTTCATGGTAGGATTACAGTTCCTTGTTTAGGTTGTTTACGATGCTTTGCTATAAAGTTGCGAGCAGATTTTTCATTCCTGCAAACTTTTAACATCTCACCCTCATGTACAATCATGAGTTGAGTCATACTGCCAGCATGAGGGACAGCATAATAACCATCTCTGGTTGCAAAACCCATCTTGGTATCTTTATAGAAATTGTAGATGGAGTTTAGTTCTTTTTCAGTCGTCAAAGATCATAACCAATTTGGTTTTCTGGATGGGTCACGAAGATAATTAGATGCAACCCAAGGTTTGCTGCTAATGTAATTCTTGTAAGCAGTAAAAGTGTCAATGCTTGAGTCATATTTAAACTCGTCGGGCATTGCTCTCGTGAAACTTTTAGGGAAATCATTGTTTGGAAATATACTGTCTGCATGTTCTATAGTATGTTGACAACTATGAACTTTGTTGTAACGATGGGTATACTCAGCACATAATGCAAGAGCATGCTCTATCAACCAACGATAGTTGTCTTGTGCCCAAATAGTGCAAGGATGATTGCGAAATGCACCCTTAGCAGTTTTATATGGTGTACCATCAACTTTAGGCAAAGAACCAAAGTCATGACCCCACTCAGGAGATGCAACAATAGAAAGCATTTGACATGATTCTAATGGCATCTTGACTACATGCTTATCGGGTAAGCATTGAGCAGACTTAACTGGAGATGGATCGGTGACAAAGATATTCATGGTGCAACTATAACAACAATAGACATCAATACCATTATAGCAGATATAACTGCCCAGATAGGAAAAAATGGGAGAACTATAAAGGCATGTATCAATTGTGCTATTACAATTCCGTAGAAACTCCACATTAAGACCATACCTATCTTATTATGGAGACTTCCACGTTTGAATGGGTGAGAACCACGAG